CGTAGTAGAATTGTAGGCTCCACTTCCAGCGGTAAAACTAAGAGCTGTTCTGGCGCCTGATGTATTAATATACCCGCTGTCGTTTGTAAAACTAGAAACATTTGTAGGCCTACCATACACGTTTGTCCAAGCTACTGAACCAGCAGATCCTGTAATACTTCCTGTTGATGTAATGTATCCATTTGGATTAGTAGAGTTATAAGGAGTAAATCCTAAAGCAGAAGTGACGTTAGCACTTGTTATTCCTGTTAAAAATCCACTAGGATTTCCACTTAAAGGATAAGCATCAGTTATACCAAAACCAGCCAATGTAGTTGGTTTACTTGAAAGACCTGCCCAACTCAAACCAGTAATATATCCACTTGGGTTGGTGGAGTTATAAGGTGTATATCCAAGAGCCGTAGTTACATTTAAAGAAGTTATTCCTGAAATATAGCCATTTGGATTAGTGGAATTATATGGCGTAAATCCTAAAGCAGAAGTGACGTTAGCACTTGTTATTCCTGTTAAAAATCCACTAGGATTTCCACTTAAAGGATAAGCATCAGTTATACCAAAACCAGCCAATGTAGTCGGTTTACTTGAAAGACCTGCCCAACTCAAACCAGTAATATATCCACTTGGGTTGGTGGAGTTATAAGGAGTAAAACCAAGTGCGTTTTGCTTTCCGTTAAAAGTATTCCAATCTGTAGATGATAAAGCCCCATTTGAGGTGCTACTCGCCAACCCTAGGGATAATGCTTGAGCACTTAATGACAATCCATTGGCAGTACCAATAGTAACGGCGTTATGCCTTGCGGCTGTATTTGCCGACACATTAGCATTAGCATTTACGCGCGCGTCTGTATAGTACAAATTTCCTATCTCTGTTACTTGGCTAGTATTATAATCTCCAGCATTAGCAACTACGGAGCCAGTTCTTCCAAAAACAGAAGTTGTACCACCTGTAGGGCTTAATAACTCCTGCCAGTTGCTCAATATACTTGCGGTTGCACCTTGAAGAATAAAGCTTTTGTTTAAATCTGTTCTAATTGCTACATCGCCAGTTTCGGCAGTCAAAGCTAGCATTGCAGCTTGTGTATTTATTACATAAGTATCAGTTATAGCTATAGCAGGTAACTGATTAGATATTAATTTACCATCAGCTCCTAGACCAGCATATCCGTTGGCTGTGTTTTTGTTTGACAAATTTTCCTTTAAATTTAAAGCCGCTTGTGTAGCGGTTGAAACTGGTTTGTTGGCATCTGATGTATTATCAACATTAGGCAAACCAACCATGGTTTTATCTATACCCGAAACTGTTCCGGTAAAAATTGGCGAGGCTAGATTAGCTTTCAAAGCTAAAGAAGAAGTCACATCTGCAACATTCGCTTTTGTATTCAAAGCAGTTTGTGTAGAAGTTGAAACTGGTTTGTTGGTATCTGAGGTATTATCTACATTACCTAATCCAACAGCAGCCTTATCTAACGCTTGCCACGTTTTATCCCCGCGCCAATATTGAGAGGCAGTTCCTGCAGCAATTAAAGGTTGCCCACCCAACCCGCTCAAAGTATAAGTAGGAAGTGTTTGCCATGATTTATCTCCTCTCAAATACTGCAAGTTTGTTCCAAAGGAAATTATAGGTTCTTTTGTTGCATCAGCGGAATCAACATAAGTAGTCGTTGCCAATCCAATCAATAAACTAGCCTTAGATACTTTATTAATATTTTTGCTTTCACCAATGGTCAGTATGTCATCTGTAATCGCACCAGTTGCAGGTTTTGTTAATTTGACTGTTGGGTAGGAAGGTGTTGTTTGCGCCGTTGCTGTAATTGCCATAAAGGCACATAAAATTAAAATTAGTTTTTTCATTATATAAAAAATTAAATTGTTAAACGTCATAAGAGGTTAGGGCATTCTCATCGCCCCCTAGATAGTCTGCATTGATAAACTGATTTTCAACAAATCCCATACAGAAATCGCCCTCTGCCAAAGTCCCAGGATTTATTTTGCCTTCTTTTTCAAAAACTAGTCGCTTACCGTGAGGGATAATCCTTATTGTTGCAAACAAATTGGCATGAGCTTCTACATCTTCTAAATGATTATCTAACTCTTCCTTATTTGCCTTAGAACTAAATAATTCATGATGTGCATTTTGACTATCCAAATGGTCATCCAAAATACTTTTATTTGCCTTTTGGTTAAGCAAATTGTCAATCCCTTCAATATTGTCGACAGGGATATTTTCATCCTTGTGCCAAAAACTATCCCAAGTGTCCCAAAACTGCAGTTCAGTCGGTTTTAAACCAGTTTTAAACCAGTTTTTAATTGTATTTAAACTTGCCATAATTATAGTGCTATTAATGCGTATCTAAATTCTAAATTTTGCGTTCCATTAGCCGCTTCACGAAGAGATAATTGGAAAGAGGTAGGAGTAAGATTTTTGGTAATCCACCAAACATCGTTATCTACAAGTACGCTAGCTCTAGAAACAAGTGATCCAACAACTACATAGTTTGAAGTTCCCACGTCTTGAATAGGAATTGTTAGCGTAGTATCAGCTCCAGGAGCTGCCACATCTCCAACAGAAAATGTCCCTTTATATAAAAAAGGAGATACAATTATAGGTTTATTCAAAATTACTCCATCCCCTTCAGTTGCAGACCAATCAATAGGAACATTGACTTCTGCTCCCGTAGCAATTGTTGCTAATTTAGTTTCGAGAGTAATTAATCTTTCAATCAAGGCAGACACAACCGAGGCTTCTGCTTTATTCTGTAAAGCTCCCGCAATTTCCTTAGTAGGAAAAGTACGCTTAAAACTCGCCCAAGGATAGCTTGTGGTGGCCACTCCAAAAGTCGCATAACGCACATAATGGATCGTCTTAACCTGCCCATTTTCAAACTCACTATTAGTGGGTTCTTCCACAATTACTACGTTGTCAGATATTATTCCTGATCTAAACTCAAGCACTTCTCCATTTATATAAACTACGCCATTGCTAACAGTGTTTCCTGAAAGTTCACAGCCTTTTATAACAGATAAATCCCCCGCCAAAGCCCCAAGTTCGTTAAATAGCTGATACGCTTTTTGCATATTATCCAGCACATTGACGTCCATCGGGAAGCCACCAGTTTGTAAAAAATTATACAAATTCATTATTTCTTACCGTTTAGTTGTTTGTATTTACTCAGCTCTGTGGTTAGTCCCTCCACCTTTTGCTCGAGCTCATGTATAGCCTTTCGGGCTTCCGCTAATTCTTTAATCGCTTCTGTAAGTCGTTGCCCTAGGTCGTCCACCATCTGTCGGTAGTATTTAAGCACCTTATCAGCGTTATCAATCTCGTTGCGTTGTGCCTCAGTTTGTTTTGTCTTTTTTTGGATAAACCAACCAAAAAATCCACTGATTCCACCTGTAATGGCAATCGTAAATAGGTTAATTAAAGATTCATTCATAGTACATTGATTTTATATTTTTTTCCACCCAGTTTGTAATAATCAATCAGTGATCTTAATTCATAAATTGAGTTATCAATAATCGACTTTGGCGCGTATACATTAAAATCTACGCCAGTATCGGCATAATCAGCCGCCTCTCTCAAATACATTGTTTTCAAAAAAACAGATTTATTTTCGCCTTTTGTATAAAGGTATTTTCGTTTGTACCGTTGTCCATCACCAATATAAATACGCCTTAAACTTGGGTCTAACTTATCGTTCAATACTTTGCGTAAATAGCATACTTGCCCTGTATGGTGTACTCTATATAAATTCTCATCTCTATACCAGCGCCACTTGTCATACATATTTGCAATGGGCACAATCAAAGCCTGCAAGTAGCCCACAGTAATTGGCTTTCGCAAAAATGCGGGTAGCGCTAACAATGCCAGTTTTTGATAATCTACTTTATACCACATATTCAATCGAGTTGAAGTCAACTACCTCAAAATACCCACTCACGGGAATGGTTTTTACATTGATGGGTTGTGCGGCTCCATATCCATTAGTGGTAGCATCAATCCAACTCGATTGTGCACTCACTATATGCGGAATTAAAACTCCTTCTACCTGTTGGAGTTTGTCAACCAAATGTGCCAGCACTAACTCCCCATTAAAAGGCAGTTCTTTCATATACTCCTTAATTGCTGTTTCTACAGGTTTCCCACCATTTAAAATGGAGCCTCCGTTGGCATCAATCAATAAAGGATCACGGTATATTTTTAACGTCAAATACAACTTATCCGGAGTGTAATTGATTACAGTAGTCTTTACTCCTGCAAAACGTATCTCTTCAATGTATGCCTGAAAGGCTTCGCTTTGGGGAACCGTTATGGGAGCTAAAACGCCCGAAGTTTCGCCAGCTATTTTTATAATCACACGGCTATCTCCTGAGCCTTCAACCACTGCCGCATATTTTACTATTTTAGAATTTAAAATCTGCTCTTCGGTGGCGGTTGTGTTATCAAACATATCGCTATCCGTCAACAAATCAAACCCATACTGAAACGCCAAGGCCATAGTTCTGTACCAGGACAACGTGCCACTTTTTTGTTGTGCCAATGCCGTAGAGAGTTCCGCCTTATGGGTGTCGAAATGTTTTTCTAATATAAAAATGGAAAAGGCAATTACATCAAAAAGAATATTCTCAAGAGACACCTTTGAAAATTGCTCCTCAAAAACGGCATTTTGCCCCAAAACATATACATCTTGAATTACCGAACTACTCATAAATGAGCTAGTCAATTCCCCTTTAATTTCTGCTAATTTTCTTGCCATTTTATGCTACTCTAAAATTTTGTTCAATAATCATACTGCCTATTCCTAAACTTTGTACTTCCTGCTGTTGCTCATTGGTAAGAGCCGTTGCGGGTCTGTTATACTCATTATAAAAATCAACTACTGATTTTTTGGTAACCGTGCTAACCTTTACATAAGCTCCCACAACAAGATCGTCCGTAATACTTGCGTTATTCAATAGCGCCATTTCAAAAGCGTTCTCAATATCACCCGTTTGTTCAATCACCTTATCTAAAAAGGATTGCCCTTGGTAAATTAAACTATCCATAACTTGCGTCTATTAATAAAGGTTTTCCGTTCTCTAGCTGCACATTTCTCACCGTTAAACCATCCTTTGCAAAATGCTCTCTAATTCGATGCCTAAATCGTAAAAAATCGTTATCCAATAACAGCTCATCAATGGCCACTCCAATAGTAGGGTTACTTTTAAATTCGCCAGAATTAGCAATTAGCAATAAGGCTTGGTTTTGATTCATTGTATCGCCCACCATAATTCCCCGTTCAATAAGCCCACTTGCACCACGCGTCACTTGTATTCTAAGATCGGCACCGTTAAGGGTATTGGTATTATCCGCTAGTTGTATTCCTTTTGTTTTCATTATTGTAAGTTCCCGTTAAACGTTCCCGTTACCGCTCCATTGGGTGCAATTAAACCGCCCGTGTAAACTACAGTAGCCTGTTTAACATAAACATCAATTGCACTACTAAGGCGCGTTGCAAATTCATCAATAGAGGTATCTTCACGTTCCATCATATCGGTCATAATTTCCGCTATTCTACTTTTCAAAACTTCTTTATTCAGTGCCATTTAATTCTCTTTTAAAATGCTTTTAAACTTTGTTTCCACCTGGGTGATTTTAGCAATCGTATCGGGTATTGGGATTCCACTAACTCCTGCAGGTGTAAAAACTTTTAAGCCTTTGAGCAAAGCCACCAGCTCGCTCATAATTTCATATAAACTTGTGCTATCATTTTTGAGTAAAATCTTTTTGTCTGTGCTGTCCAAGCTAAATTCTAAACCATTTTGCTTATAGTCAATAGACTTCACCTGGTTTACCTTTACGACAAATAAGCCGCTAAGCGTACCCGTTTGACTCATAAGGATTACTTCGCTATCTTCCTTTGGAATTACTCTAAAGTAGTCCTCGGCTTCATCGCTTGTGGCAGTCAGCCGAACATCCGAAAGTACCAACTCGCTCAGTAATTTAACCGTGCAAGTGTCTCCTTCAATAGATACCACCGTAGCAGTTATGGGTAGGTTGGGATTTACCCCCAAAGCCTCAACTAATGCTTTTTTTATTTCGGCTGCAGTATCCATTTATACACTTAATTTGATTCCTAATTTTACGGTGCGTTTTGCACCGCTTTCATTAATTGCAGTGGTTACCCCAACTACATAATAATTTCCATCTTTATCTGGATAGTCACTATCCATTATTTTCGCCGAGTAGGAGGGTTGTACAACTGGAACTAGCCAAGTGTCAATACTTCCCTCATACATATCGGCACTCCTGCGCAAAAGTTCGGCGTTTGCTATCCTTTGCATATCTGCTTTGGCTATAGAACCTACCTTTAGGGTAACGGTGTCGCCACCAGTATTGCCTGCAGTAAATTTTTCAACTTTACCTTTTACGTTGGTACTCTCGACAGTGACCTCTACTTTACGATCAACTGCCTTTTTATATTCCAATGATCCTTTTTCAATATTCTGCTGCATGGAATAGATTACATTGCCTCCTTTCTCCACATAGGGAGCGTGGATGTGTAACTCTTTTTTATTGGTATTGAAATAAATATTTGCCTTTGTTTCCTCAGCTAATTTTTTCAAAACGTCGTAACCGGTTGACTGATGAATTACAAACTTTTCGTATGCAATATCATAGTCACATTTAACTGAATAGCTCGCGTCAATTTGGTTAACAATAAGCTGTGCTATTTTTTTCAAAGAAGTAGGCTTCAGCTCCACATCTTTTATACCCTTTCTAAATAAGAAAAGAGCGTCCTCACACATAATTTTCAAAGAACTATCATTTGTGGTAACGTCTTGAACGTAGCCCACAAATTCTGTTTTTAGCTCGCCATCATACCCCGCCTCAATTATTACCTCAGTTCCCCTGTTAACCTTGTCCTGTATTTTAAGAACCTGATTCATTACTGCCTCGGGTAGCGTTATAATTGCCGTATCCGAAAGCGTATCCACCGAGCTTTCAATATCAATACTTGATACCATATTTAAGCGGTAGCTACCAGCCACGCCTTTAAATTTTATGGCCCAATTAATATCATACATTCGTCAGCCCTTTTTCTTTAACTAATAATTCATAACTATGATCACTTACCAGCTTAAGCTCGTAGGCTTGTACATTTTCACCCTTTGTAAAAGGAAAGCTGTAGTCTTCCACAACCACTTTATTAATGCCTAAAATTTGTAATGGCTCGCAATAAACATAGAACTCTTTACTATATTTTAGGTAGTCAAAAAGTTGTTGCATTTGCTCTTTTGGAAAACAATCTTCAACCCTTCCTGTTTGAATGCTACCCATTAAAAAACCCGTAACCGTAATTTCAAAATCTTTTCTGCTCCAGCGCTCCTTTATAGTTCCTATTAATGTATCACCCTGTTTGGCAACATTTCGTTTGATAATATTGTTGCCCGAGCTAATATTAATCATTGGCTCAAAAGGGAATAACCACGAAACTCCTTTGTCTTTAAAGCTGAATGATAAAGGAAAATATTGTTGATCCTTTGGAGTTGGAGCTTCAGCCATATTAAACGAAAACTCTGGTTTAATACCTGAACTATCCAGTTGACTTTCCGTATTAACAAATGGTAAAAATGGAATTTTAAACAGTACGTGTTTTTGTAGCTCGTTTTGAACGAGCGACATTCGTTTTACTGTTCCCACAGCGTTGCTACCCATAAGGCTTGCAAAAATGATGTCTTTATTAGATAGTTCCATTTTATCCTGTTGCTGTTGTTGCCATTGCCAGTACTCTAAGTAGCTCATCGGCTACCTGACTTCCTGCTTTATTACTTGCATCTTTTCCACCCATAATATTCTCGGCTTTGATGCCTATTAATTCTTTAAGATTGATAGTAATGTAGTTGTGTTTTGTACCGCCTGTGGCAACCGCCTCATTCGCTTTTTTCATACCATTACCACCTTTTCCACCCGTGCCAGATCCTGCTCCGTTACCTTTTCCAAAGTCTGTTCCTGGTAGCGTTGGATCCGATATTTTAGTATCCGAATTAGCGGTCTTACCGTCTTTTTTCCATTTAACGGCATCATAAGCAGCGGCAAATTCGTTGCCCGCCCCAACAGCTGAAGAAGCCGCCTTTTTATATCCCGCTTTAATGGATTCCTTTCGCGCCTCCACTTCAGCATTAAGCTTATTGATTTCAGCAGTGTTGGCAGTTTTATCGCCCATACCCACCGCATTTTTAAACTTATACCAGGCAATTTGGATTTTATTAATTCCAATCATAAAGCCGTTTACAACAGTGTTCCAGTTAGCTTTAACTGTATCAACATAAGCGGCAAACAAAAGCTTTGCACCATTTATGGTATGCTTCCAAGCTTTTCCCCAGCCTTCTGTTTTTGAAACTACCCAAACAATTGCCGCAGCTAAAGCCACTACAGCCATAACAACTAATACTACTGGGTTCATTGCCATTACCGCATTGAATGCTGTTTGAACTCCCGTCCATACGGCTGTAGCACCTGATGTAATACTAGTCCACAATGCCTGCAATTTTGTCGCGGAGGTTAGCGTAGAAAATACTTTGCCAGCTCCCGAAAAAATGGGCATTAAATTTCCAAAATCTCTTGCCGTGTTTCCAAGTACGTTGGCATAACCTAACATACCACCCGTACTATTAAACAGACTTATTTTAAAGTCGTCTAACTGTTTTTGTAACTGTTTATTTTTTTCAATAGGGCTTTCCATAATGATAGCCGCCTGTTCGTATGCCGTTTTAGTATTTTGAACTGCGCCAGTCAATCGACCCATTTCTTCAGTTCCACTGATTAATGAAATTGCCGCGGCATTATTCTCTTTACCAAAAAGCTTAGTTACAAGAGCTTGGTCACCCATTATTTTTTTAAGTGGCTCTAAACGTTCTTTTAAAGTTTTAGATCTATCGCCAAGGGCATTAATATCAATACCCGCACTTGTTAGCTCTTTTTTAACGTCTTTCGGCAAAAATCTACCTTCAGATAATGTCGCTAATACGTTACGCAATGCTACACCGCCCTCAGCTCCTTTTTTACCACTTTTATCTAGGACTTGGATTGCTGCATTCGTTTCGGCAAAACTTACGTTTGCCGTTTTGGCCGCTAGTCCTGATTGTTCTAATGCTGATTTAATTTGTGGTAGTTCTGCCGATCCCTCTTTTGCAGATGCCGCCATAATATTCATCATAGACGACATATCTTTGGAGGCTCTAATTGGGTCGGTCATTGATACCTGGTACTGATTCATTGCTGTTGTCAAAACCTCAGTAGCTGCCACCGTATCACCACCCATTGTTTTCGATAGGGTAGAAACCGAGTCGCCCATTGCCTGTAAGGCTTTAGGCTGTTTAGCAATCTCGGGGGTCAATTGTGATAGGATTAGCTTGTATGCCTCAACACCCTCGGCTGCATCAACACCAAATGTCTTTGCATTCTGTCTGGCATAGCCTTCAATTTCTTTAAGCTTATCACCTGTTTGTCCCGTAATTGCCGAAAGGTCAGCAAGGCTAGAACTCAATTTGATCCCTGGATCATTCATTGCCGTAATTCCGTCTGCGGCAGCACTAATATTTTGAATGATAGAGTTCATTCGAATAGACCCTAACTGCTTATTAATTTTATCAACGCCCGCAAATACACCCGTCTGAAATTTAGAAAAGGAAGTGCTAACCTTATCAAAGTTGCTATTAATCTGTATAATATAACTTAGCGTGTTGCTCATTCCTGTGTTGTATTTTCTTTAGTTCTAATGTATTTTAGTTCATTGTATCGGTATGCCCAGTCTTCATCTGATAAGTCATCAGGATTGGCTATATGAAAATAATAGCGCAATTGGGCGTTCGTAATACGAAGCCAGTCGTCTTCGTCAACTTCTGATGACTCTAGTACTTTACCAGCTCTGCTTTTTTAAACTCGACAACTTGGTCAAGTTTAGAAGATACGGCTAGAAAAAGGCTATCATCAGTAATTATTTCTTCGTCACCACCCAACCAACAGTTTTTTAGAATTACTTCGTTAAACTTCATTGGGTCAGCCCCAACTTGTGATGCAAAACTTAATGTTTTACGATCGGGTTTTTTTAGGTAACAAATTTTGTCTTCAATGGTAATATGAAAGAATTCCCCGTGTTGTGCTTTCCACTCCGCAATTTGTTCTGGTGTGGCTATTTTGCTGCTTGTGTTCTCTTGGTTGTTTTGCATTTTGTTGTTTATTTAAAATAATCCCGAGAGTAAATTCTCGGGATTATTAGATTATTATATGACGTTTTTCATTCCTATTGCCTTAAACGGCAAAGTAACAGGCATAAATTTATCGCCTTGTTTGGCGGCGTTTTCAGTTTCACTGAATCGAACTCCAGATATTTTCTTTGTTCGAATTACATCCCCGTTAGCTGGATTACCATAACACACTAAAATGTCTATGTTAACGTTCAAAACATTCCCACCAGCAGCATCTTCAATTGCGTTGAAATCAGACTGTAACATTTCAACCTCGCCCTCATAGGATCGATTCCCGGTTTGAATTGATTTAGGCTCTCTCCCTTTACCGTATACCTCTTCTAGCTCCTGCTTTTGTTTAGCTTTAATTGCACGTATTCCAGTAATATCTGTTCCGCCAGCAATTATTGTAATATCAGCCCATTCGTATTCTCTTGAATTAAACATATCTTATAATTAAGAATTAATATTATAACCAATAGTGAACTCTAGGTATCTTCCGTAACCTTTTGGTTTTACGCTCACTTTTCCCTTAATAATTCCTGTGGATGCTACGTTATTAGTAGTGTCTACAATTACTTTTACACCTGTGTCATTTGCCACAGTTACGTCAACAGAAAGCTCACCGTTGGCGCTCATTTCTTGTGCAATTACTTTTTCAATTTCCGCCTCGATTGCTCTAGCATCAATTGGTGATAATTTACCACCCTCAACTAAATTTAAATCGTCAAGGATATAATTTGTCAAAGTTGAGTTTGCCAAAACATAAGCCTTGTCAATTACACGACGTCGAGTCATATAATGATAGTCGTCTTCAACAGTACAGGCCAAATGGTCGTCTACAAAATAGTAGCCCGATTTACCCACGTGTGTACGAATGGTAATAAAGCCTTTAGTGTATAGTGCCTGAATATTGATCTGCTCTGCAGGAGTGTCCAAAATGTAAAATTCAAGAGGTTTTAAAGCCCCATCTTTCACACGTCCCACATTCACATGAACTTGGTTTTTGGCTAGCCTACCTCCAACAACTCCAACCGCTGCTCCTTTTGAAGCAGTTGTTCCGGTTCTTTTTTCAGTATCGCCAATAAGAACCGCCACACGGTTATAGTTAGTGGCCTCAAAACCTACTAAGTCTTGTGCTACTCCTGTATAGTTGTAACCCTCGATAATGAATACAACTGGGTGTATTTTATTAATGGTAAAATCCTCAGCAATAGTTTGAGCAGCTGCTAACGTAGCTGGGAATCCAGTACGAAGCCCAGCGATAATAGTTGTTTCCGCCACTGACGGTGCATATTTTAATAGCACAAATCGTATACGTCTGTTAGACGCAATTAATGCTGCCTCTGAGTCAGCAACTAGTTGATCTAATGTGCGTGTTTTAGCCACACCATAAATCCAAAGTTCTGTTCCGTCGCCCGCCTCAGCATAAAACTCTTTAATTGTTTTGTGAAGCTCGTAGTTAGCAATTGTAGAAATGATCCCCAATGCCTCAGCCTCGGCTAGGCTGTATACCGTAAATACTTTGTTTAAAGTAAAGGTACCGTTGGCAGTTGCACTTGCAACAATACAACATACTCCGTCTGGATTGGTAGCAACAACCCCAAGGTTACCGTTTTCAAAACCAATTTGTACACCTGGTATATTCATTACTCTTTAATTTTAGATTTGTACTCCTCTAAAGCCTTAATAAGCGTCTCTGCTTTTTGGTCGGCTGTCTCTATTTCAAAGTATTTCACTAATACCTTCAACTGTTTGTAGTTTTCTTTTACTAACTCCGTTTCCTCAAGTTCCTGAGCCATTTTTTCAGATTCCTCGGTTGAACTTGCGTCTCCTAAAAATGTAGGATTGTACACTGGTTCCACAACTTTGTCTTCTAAAGATTTTGCGTGGTTTTTTGCGTCATTTTCGTTGTAAAAATGTTCGCCATCAGAGGTGCTAAAGCACTTCTCTAAATTCGGGTGGTTTTCAAAAATGTTCATATTTTATACTTTAGATTTTATGTAAATAAAAATTGCGAATACTAACAGGATCAAAGAAAATATCCTGAATCCCAATATTTGAATTTCTTGCCAACTTGTTAGCTCATTAACTTTTACGGGTATAGTATGCGTGGTGGTGTCCACTTGATGCGTATTAATATAGTGGAGTACTGCCTCTTGTGCTTTGGCTTCGCAGTCTACTATTAAAGTGCTACCCTCTAACCGAACCTTTGGGCTTTTTAAAATACGCCCTGGTTCGGTTTGGGTAACTTGTTTTATAATGACTTTGCCGTTTTGGCAGTCTAATAATGCCTTATAAGAACTGCTATCTATTTCAATTTTTACTACCGTATCGTGAACCGTTTTGGTAATTACGCTGTTGCTTATTTTAGTTTCAATGATAGCGGGCTTCGAGCTTCCACAAGAAGCCAAGACTATCAAAGAAAAAAACAACAAGGCAATGTGCTTTAGTGATTTCATATAGTTTTAAATACCTTTTAAATAATGATGTAATTTTTTTTATCTCTTTTTTTGTTTGCCAAAACTCTCCAGTTGTTATAACCAATTTTGTCAAAGTGAGGAAAGTCTTTAAACTTGCTCCAGTTGCCTCCCCAGCTCCAACCGTATTTAGCGAATACTTTTACGCATTCGTCCCAGTCAGCTACTCCGTCAGCATCAAAGTCCTTCTTAAAATCCCACGAGGCAACTTTACCGTCAACAATCAAAACACCATCCACAGCAAAGCCGTAGTTGTGTATACTTTGTCCACCTTTGGCATTGGTTACTTTTGGGCGTTTGGAATAAAGGGCATCTTGTTCGGCAAAGGTTCTTAGTCCTTGCGTTATTCTAAATTGAGCCCGGCCTTTTAGACTTGCATTAATTTCATTCACAATGTTTGTAACTTCCTCTCTAACTGTAGGGTGAAGTGCCGCAATGCGTGATGCTGTAATTTTGTCCATTGTTGTTTTTATAAAATCAACAGGCCTTAAGAAAAGCCTGTTGATTGGTTTTATTCTAGTAGATTGCTCCTACAGCCTTTGCCTCAAAAGGCACTACAATAAAGTAGTGGCGGTAGTTCAATTCATTAGACTGAGTTCTAGGATTAGAAGCTGCAGGCGTAAAATACTGCTTAGTCATACCCGTTTTTTTGGCAACTCCACCTGTCCAGAAGAAAACAGAAGCCTCACGGTCTGTGGCTGTTTTTACAGCTCCAAATGCTTTCTTAACTCCAGCATTTGTGAATAATGGATTCCCGTTGTATTGGAACAACTCAAATCCTGCAATAACTGGCGCAGGCATTCCTGTGTTGTAGTTAACCAATTTATCGCCAAAGTTCTTGCGATCTCTCAACAAGTCGTTCCAGTGACGAGTACACAATACTAAACGTCTTCCCTCTGGTGCTACTTCGTATTGATCTAAAGCATCTTTCAATGCCACCAAGTCATCGTATTGCAACGTAGGAACTCCGTTAACCGCTGTGCCAGTTGCCACTAATACTGGTGTAGAAGCCGTATGAGAAGCTGGAGCTAAAGCGTGAATTGCTTTTTTGAACTTCTTTGTATTGATTGCTCTAACGTGTCCGTTAGTAGCAGGATCAATTACGTTATAAGAAGCCCCAATGATTTTATCGTCAGATAAAGTTGTAACCTCTGTTTGGAATTTATCCAAAGAAACAACTACTTCGTCATCAGTATAAGCCTGTAAGGCAATTGGGTAAGTCGTGTTATTCAATAACACGTTAGGATTGAAATTGGTTCTAGGGATGTGAATTACGTTCAATTCACTTGCCTCTCCTGAACCCATTTCGGCTACTTGTGTATCCAACTCAGGGATACCGTCAAGCCAAGGCGCTACATTTTGTGTAGTTAGATTTTGGATAACTCTATTTACCCAAACGTCTGCAAAATTTGCTGGCATATTTTTTTATTTATAGATTAAGAAAACAGTTTTTTGTACTCATCAGGGCTGTCATTTTTGAAAGCCAATTGCGCCTCAACGCCTAACTTTTGGAAGTCGTCCATAGTTGCTATAGTAGTAGCACCATTTCCTTCTGGATTTTTAACACCAGCTCCAAAGTTTTGTTTTGCAGGGATAGCCTCTAAAGTGCTTTTTAGCAAAGCCGTATCGTGCAAACCTAATTGAACAAACTTTTCTTTGGCATCTGCAGGAATTTTACCCTCTGTTACAGCTAGGTCAACCGTTTCAGTAACAGTTTGTTTTTTTTCCGCCTCTTGCGCATCTTTCATGGCTTGAGCAGCTAATTCAAAACCTTCTTTGTCTTTTTTCAATGTCTTGTTTTCAGAGGATAAAGTCAAGATTTTAGCCTCAATCACAGATGCTTCAGTACCATCTTCTGGCTGGTTATCAAGACCTAAAGCCATTAGTGCAGAAACACTTAATAGGATTTTTTTCATAGTTATATTTAAGTTTAAATTTTCGGGTGGTAAAAGCTTTTCAGTAACTGATAAGCAAAGGTTTTTTACGTCCTCCTCTTTCATTAATTCTCCATTTTCAGCATACAATCTAATTGCATTGGCGTTTGATGGTATGGCAACTATAGAAACTTCATATAGTTCGCATCTAACAAGTGTTAGATCTCCGTCAATAATCTGTAAATCTTCTCGGTTAAAAGTGATACCCATGGATGCCGCTTTAATAAAGCCACGTTCTACTTTACCTTCCATCTTTTTGGCATCTGCATCTTCGCTGTCAAAAATGGGTTTTCCCATCAATACACCAGATACTTTTTGAGTTTCTGTCCATTTACCTATTACAGCCCAAGTTGCGTTATAATGTTGATCTAACATTACTGGGTTAGTATTAAAACGCTCGAGTGATATCCCCTCAGTTAAAATTTTGAAGCCGTAAGAATTAAAAACAGATTCGTCATTAAAAATAAAAGGAGGTATGGTTTTTGGCATAGGCGATTTTTTTTAGTTTCTATCGTTTTGAGATAGCAAATATTAAAACATTGTTGATGCCAAAAAAACAATTGCAAAGCACTTAAACACTTGTGTAATATTAATTTACAATGTTGTTCAGTTATTAAACAGGTATTTTTTTTAAAGATTCTAATCCTTCAACTTTGGCGTAAAAAGTACCGTATGGCTGTTAGAAAGCAAGTAGAAAAAGACTTTGCCAAAATCCTGTATGTCAATGAAAATCTTTCACAAAAAGAAATAGCGGAAAGATTATTAGTTACCGAGAAAACAGTTGGCAAATGGGTAAAAGAGGGGAACTGGGAGATTTTAAAGGTTTCAATGTTAGTCACAAAAGACAACCAATTAACCTCTTTATATAAACAACTGGATAACCTTAATAATGAGATACAAAATCGCCCCATTGTTAGGGATATTCCTGCCTTTTTACTTAAGCCAGTAAAGCTTAAAGAAGCAGACGGTACAGAGTTTTTAGAGTTTCCAAAGTATAACGCGGAAGACTATCCCATTAAGGTAGGCAACATTGCCACGTCTAAGGATGCAGATATTATATCTAAAATTTCGGGTGCAATCAAAAAGTTAGAAACTGAGACGAATATTGGAGAAACCGTGGAAGTTGTAAAGCAGTTAATTCAATTCATACGGCAACAAGATGCAGATTTTGCTAATACTCTTACGCGTTATTGTGATGCGTTTATTACCTCTAAAATGAAAAAATAATGAGCTCAAGAACTGATAAAGCCTATTTACAATTATGGCAGGAGTTTAGAGACAACACCCTTAAGGCAACGCCAGTTGATCTAAACGAAACAGCCATTGCAAAGGCAAATAGAATGAAGCGTCTTGAGGCTAACCCCGAGGAGTGGTTTAAATACTATTTCCCCAACTTTTATACTTCAGAACCCGCACCTTTTCATACCAAGGCAACCAAAAGAGTATTATCTAGTTTAGAATATTTTGAGGTGCGCTCTTGGGCGCGTGAGCTATCCAAGTCAGGTAGAACCATGATGGAGGTATTGCTTTTAGTTCTAACTGGAAAAAAGAAAAATATTATAATGGTTTCCTCCACCTATGATAATGCAGAGCGTTTACTATTACCATATAAGTCCATACTAGAGGCCAATAATAGAATAATCAATGATTATGGAGAACAGGAGAGTATTGGTAATTGGGAGTCTGGAGAGTTTAGCACGCGCAAGGGCGTTAGCTTTAGAGCACTTGGAGCGGGGCAAAGTCCACGTGGTACCCGTAAAGACGAAGTTAGACCCGATGTCATTCTTATCGACGATATTGACACCGATGAAGAGTGCCGAAATCCCGAGCGTATTAAACAAAAAGTTAAGTGGATTGAAGAGGCTTTAATTCCTACGCGTTCTATTTCAGGCCATTTATTGATTGTGGTGTGTGGCAATATCATTGCCAAGTTTTGCTGTGTTACTGAACTAGCCAAAAAAGCCGACCATCACGATATAGTAAACATTCGTGACAAAAATGGTAAGAGCACCTGGCCTAATAAAAATACGGAGGAGTCCATTGATAGGGTATTAAAAACAATTTCATTCAACTCAGCGCAAAAAGAGTACTTCAATAACCCTGTGAGTGAGGGAGATATTTTTAAGGAGTTGACTTATGGCAAATGTCCTCCGCTATCCTATTGTGAAGATGTAGTTGTCTATGCCGATCCATCGACCTCAAACAAAGACAAAGGGAATTCCTCCACAAAGGCAATAGCTATTGTCGGCCATAGGCAACAAAAGTATTATATCTATAAAATGTGGGTAGATACAATGAGCAATGCCAAGTTTGTGGACTGCCTGTATGAAGCCTATAAATATTTAACGCAAAATAAGGTAGATACCAAGCGCATTTACATTGAAAACAACTCGCTCCAGGATCCATTCTATGAGCAGGTTTTATTGCCGCTTATTTATCAACGTGCCAAAGACCACGGATTTGTTATTCCTATTACACCAGACAGCCGTAAAAAACCCGATAAGTTTTTTAGAATTGAGGGTACGCTGGAGCCACACAACCGTTTAGGCAGTTTGATTTTTAATGTGGCGCAAAAAGAAGAGCCAAATATGGTGCGAACTCATGACCAAATGCTCGCGGTATCGCCAACAACTAAAATAATGGATGCGCCCGATGCTATTGAGGGAGCCTGCTGGCTGATTCAAAACCGACTAGTTAAAAAAAATAGTTCGTTCACATTTGGTGAACGTTCCAACCGTAAATACTAAAGTATGAAAATAGTAACCTATCAAATTGGTGTAGATGTATTAGGGTTTCCTGTTTATATGGAGCATACCGTTTATAAAGGAGAAACAAACCAATCAAAATTTTATCCGAAGCCATTAAAATGGCTTAAATGCATTCAAAAATTAGTAAAACAGCATTAATATGTTTTTAAAAAAAGAAGACTTAGGTAGTGTTATTTATGCCTACCAAATAGACCAAATTACCGAGGGCAATGACGATATAGTGGAGCAGGCTCTTGCCGCCGCGGAGGAGGAAGCTAAAAGTTATTTAACCGCAAATACTAATAAACTAGAAACCCTAGACGGCAGACTTATTTATGACGTAGCAACCATTTTTACTGCATCTGCTTTAGATCGTAACGCGCTCATTCTGCAGCATTGCTTAACACTAGCTAAATTTCATATTGCCACCCTTTGCAACGCTGATTTTATCTATGAGCAAGCAAAAGAAAGATACGATAGAGCTATTGATTGGTTTACTAAGCTATCAAAAGGAACCGTGGTATTAACCTCTTTGCCACGCATCACACTAGACGAGGCCAATAGCGAAAGACAACCTTTTAGCGCAGGATCAAGAACTAAATTTAACCACGATTATTAATATGGGATTTTTTAATACACTACGGGATTTTATACCGGGAGGCACAAAGCCAAGTTTTAGTTTAGCTGCCGCCCCTAAAGCCATAAAAAAAAGCGGGACTAATTATGCAGCTACTATTGCGCCAAAAACTATTTCGCGTACTCGTCAGGACATAAAAAACTGGAACGATGCGCTTAACTTAGCCAATAACATAGATCAGCCAAAGCGGTATCCGCTGTATAATCTCTATGATAATATTATGGTGGATTTGCACCTTCAATCGCAAATTAACAACCGATTGCTTAAGGCTTTGTCTCAGTCCTTTATTCTCAAAGACGCAAGCGGGAAGTTAAACCAAGAGTTAACCGATTTATTCCAAAATAAGCGTTGGATATACCAGGTCAATAAAGCTATTTTAGAAACCCGTTTTTACGGACATTCCTTAGGCGAATTTGATTATATTAACAATGAGTTGGTGTACAATCTAATTCCAAGACAGAATATTGATCCAAACGGAGGACACATTTATTACGATTACGCCGACGACAAAAAGATAGCATATCGTGAGCAAAAAGAATATGGTTCTTGGTTAATTGAGTTTGGAAACGGAAAAGACTTTGGGCTACTCAATGGGTGTGTTCCACACGTGCTATTCAAACGCTTCTCTCAGTCTTGTTACAGTGAGCTTTGCGAGATTTATGGCATTCCGCCCAGGGTTTTAAAGACCAATACGCAAGACCGAACTATGGTATCTCGGGGCGAAAAGATGCTGAAAGATATCGGTGCTGCCGCTTGGTTTATCATTGATGAAAATGAGAGTTTTGAATTTGCACAGGGTGTAAGTACAAATGGTGACGTTTACAAAAATTTAATTGGCTTGTGCAATAATGAGCTATCTATGGGTATCTCGGGAACGGTTGTGGGGCAGGACACTAAAAACGGATCCAACTCTAAAGAGAAAACCTCTATCACTATTTTACAGGATTTAGTAGATAGTGATTTATCATTAATAGAACAGGCTTGGAATACCACCGTACTTCCTGCTTTAAAAGTTCTAGGAATCATTAGTCAGGATGTTGTATATGCCTATCCGCCCGCAGAGGATTTAGATAAGCTTTGGAAAATGACTACCGAGGCCGCAGCCTTTTTAGAGGTTGATGCTAACTGGGTAAAAGCTACTTTTGGAATTGAAGTAGTCGGCAATAAAGCACCCGCTCCTGGTACCAAGTTAAGCCTGCAGGATTACGAAAATTTTTTCGTTTAAGCCCCGAATATTTTGGGGCATTGCACAGCCGAATAACTACTTTATACAATTGTGGATGTGAGGACTGCCAAACTAAGTCTGAGCAATTAAATCTAAGCCTTAGCGACCAATTTAAATCGCTTTTAAATACCGCTGAAAATGCATTTAAACGATTGCACGAAAAAGGGGCTTACAAGACTAAAGATTTGAAAACCGAAAAGGCTTATAAAGATTTAGCCAGCCAAACTGCAGATATTTTCAATTTTGCGGTGAGCAGTAGAGATATGCACGAAGTAATGCGCACTGCGTTGCAAAATGATGTGTACCTGTTCTCAGGTTTAAAAACACACGCACAGCTTTTTGAAGCTTCACGATTATTATTAGACGAGAGTGGTAGTCTAAAGCCATACAGTGCTTTTGCTAACGACTTTAATAAGGTAAACAAAAACTACAATCAAACCTATTTGAATACCGAATATGAATATGCGGTTAATGCGGCTCAAATGGCTGCCAAATGGGCTGAGTTTAGCGATGAAGACCGATACAACTTACAGTATAGAACCGCAGGAGATAATCGTGTGAGAGATTCACATGCTAGATTGAATGGAACCACTTTACCTAAAGGCGACCCTTTTTGGGATTTGTATTATCCGCCCAATGGCTGGAACTGCCGATGCAACGTAGTGGAAGTTCTAAAAGATAAATACCCGTTAAGCGATAGCAAAAAGGCAATTGCCGAGGGAGAAAAAGCCACCACCCAAATTGGTAAGAGTGGCAAGAACCAACTGGAGATATTCCGATTTAATCCTGGTAAGCAAAAAGTAATTTTCCCGCCTGAACATCCTTATAATAAAGTGGTAGGTGCAAAAGTTGTGATAAATCAATTGAAGAACAAATCGCTTATAGATATGAATGACTACATTAAAGGAGAATTTCCAACTAATAAAGAGATTAAAAACATACTAATTAAATATTCTGAATTGTCCCCTGAAGACTTTAGAAGCGGCTTGGACGATGTAAAGTTTTTAAAGTCTAAATCTTATATGATGCAACATTCTATGTCCTATAATCCAAGAACAAACGATTGGGTTGGGGGCTCCAAAATTACTTTGAGTAATCACGAGTTTTCAAGTATTAAATTCAATCCGTTAGAGGAGTTTAAAGGAGGGTTAGCAGCAATTAAAAAAGGAGAAAAAATGACCTTTAATCAGGAATATTCTTTTGAAATCTTATGGCATGAAATTTTACACGCAAAGACTAAGACAAAGCCTCAGAGATTATCGCAAATTGGAATCAAAAATATGGAAACCTTAAACCAGTTTGTTGCTAGACATACCTATCCTGATTTTATTAAAAAGTTAGGAGGAGAAGCAATTCATCAAAAAGAAATTTTAGACAACGGCTATGGCTATAAACAGTGGATTAATGACTTTAGAGAAGTATTAAAAAATAACAAAATAGACGAAAAAAAGGCCGCAGTAGATTTAGCGCCAAATTTACTGAGTGACTACGGAACAATAGGAATAAAAACTATGGAGTATATTAAAGCAAATTCTAAATAGCAATTTCAAGAGAGTCAAAACCCAATGCTTCAGTTTTAAGTGATGCAGGAAGCATTTTCCAAAATTCATCTGCTTTTTGTTGGTCGTTTCTAAATTCAAACAAAACGGCTAAATCATAATAAGCATTCTCTTGTGATACAAGTTTAATGTATAGCTCTGGGGTTAACTGTTGATCTGTATCAATGCCAAATTTATGACACAACGAAAGAGAGTCAAAACGAATATCGTTGAGCTCCTGATTGGTTGGATTATAGTCAAAAATTGTTCTCATGGAAACAAAATTACTAAAAGTTATTTGAAAAACAATAATTTAATC